ACTTTGAAACAATTTTCAAATCATGAACAACGACACATCACACGAAGCGATCGAACTGCGCGACGAAGTCAGTCGCGTGATCGAACACGCTGAATTCGAAACTGACACTGAAGACGCAAAGCACGCGCTTCACGAACTGACAAAGCGCGCAGGCAATCCGATGCAAGTGCGCACAACAGGCAACTTCACGAACGTCGATCGCAACAGCGTCGCACACGTCTGCGGGATGCTTGAAGAACTTGATGAACTGCGTGATCGCACAGCGACGCTTGAACTGCGTCATGACGATCTGCTGCGTTTCATCGAAATCATGGACGGCACACTTGCTGACGGCGAAGATCGTCAGATGTCGTGGCGCAGCTTGTCAGAAAGTCTGCGCGACATGCTGAACGGAAAGTCGACCGAAGACTGATCATGAAGAACGAACTGAAAGAACAACTGAACGCAGTGCGCGCAGACATTCGTGCGCTTGAACTTCAACTGAAAGCGATCGAAGCGCAGAAAGCACAGCGCATCTTCATGACAGCGTTCCAGCGTATTCGTGCGCGCAAAGCGTATCGCGACGCGATCAAGATCAGAAAGCAGCGCATCGCTGCGCTTCGCGGCAGAATCGATCTGCTTGAAGAACGACTGAACTGCGCATAGATTTCAATCTGATGTGATGCGACGGGGGTGATGTCCCGTCAAACACGAAGCGCGTCGTCTTCACTATCGGGGGCGGCGCGTTTCACTTTTCAGCATTGCACACAGAATCTGCACAGCAGCGCTGAAATCTGACAGCAGTGTGATCACGCGTCAGAACCCGAAGAAACGCATCAGGCGCGATCTGGTGCGCGAAAAAGCACTGCACACGAACAGTGGACATCTTGAAAGCGATCGACTATCGTGCTGATCGCTATGGCAAGAACGACATCGAAAAGCAAGACAGCGTCGCGCAAGCGCGTGCTTCAAAGCAAGAAGCAGACATCACGCAGCGTGACGATCACTGACGATGCAGCAGCAGACGACAAGAAGATCGCTGCGCTGCGTGTTGAACGACGCAAGCTGCGATCGCTGAAGGCGCATCCGAAGAATCCGCGCAAGCACCCGAAGAAAGGCAGTGAAGAATGGGAGACACTGCGCGCTTCGCTTGCTGACGAATACTTCGACCCGATCGTGTTCAACGAACGCAACGGCATGCTGATCAGCGGTCATCTTCGAAAGAAGATTCTGATCGATGACGGCTTCGTCGAAGCTGACTGCGTGATTGTCGACTGCGATGAAGACACACACGTCGCGCGAATGATCGCAGCGAACAAGCAAAGCGGAATCGATGATCTGCCGAAGCTGACCGATCTTCTTGCAGAACTGCCAACAGACTTCGACGTCAGACTGACAGGCATGACGATGGCACAGATCGACAATCTGAAAGTCGATGACGGTGACGAAGAAGGAACGACAGACGCTGACGACGGTGACGACTACGAAAAGAATCCGATCGAAGTCCCTGCTGATCCTGTTTCTGTTATTGGCGAAGTGTATCATCTTGGGCCGCACAGACTGATGTGTGGTGATTGCAGGAACGAAGCACACGTCGACAAGCTGATGGGCGACAAGCAGATCGCAGTCGCTGTCACGTCGCCGCCGTATGCATCGCAGCGCGTCTATGATGAAACCAGTGAATTCAAGCCGATACCGCCTGACGAATATGTCGAATGGTTCAACAAGGTTCAGTCGAACGTCGCGCGTCACTTGGCCGATGACGGTTCATGGTTCGTGAACATCAAAGAACATTGCGAAGACGGTGAACGGGTCATGTATGTGAAAGACCTGACGCTTGCACACAAGCGAAAGTGGAACTGGCGATTCGTCGATGAATTCATCTGGACACATGGCGGCACACCGAAAGCGCCGAAGCAAAGATTCAAGAACGGATGGGAACCGATCTTTCAGTTCACGAAAGCACGGCACGCATTCTATCCTGACAACGTCATGGTCGATTCAGACGCGATTCCAGAATGGCAAGGGCATCATCCGAATGATGAAAAGATTCAGAAGTACGGATGGACAGAAGGGATGAAGAAGCAGTCTGCTGATCCAAGAAAACGAAAGTTCACGCAGACTGTTAAAGGCACAGGTGAGACTTTCGGCGATGATGCACAAGGCAAGGGCAACAGTGGCGGCGGCTGGAAGTCTGACGATGGCAAAGCGTATCCGTCGAACGTCATCAGTTGTGGAAAGAACCGTGAAGCTGTCGGTCATTCTGCTGCGTATCCGATCGGTCTGCCATCGTTCTTCATCAAAGCATTCTCGAAAAAGAATGACGTCATTTACGATCCGTTTCTTGGATCAGGCACGACGATGATTGCAGCAGACATGAATGACAGAGTCTGTTACGGAATGGAAATTTCGCCAGCATACTGTGACATCATCAGAATGCGATGGGGCAAGTATTGCGAAGCGAAGGGAATCGAAGCAGGTGCAGACGCACTGTGATCGTCATGGCAAAGGGAAGAAGAATCTTGCTGACAGGCAAGCGCGGCGCAGACATGCGCAAAGCACAGCGCGAAGCTGAACAAGAAGAACGCAGTCGTCTTCAGAAGCAGAACGCGTTCTTGAAAGAACTACTTGAAACGCGCGGCATGATCGCGATCGCAGCGAAGCGTGCGAAAGTGCAGCGTCGCACAGTTTACTACTGGCTTGAACATCACGAACGCTTCAAAGAAAAGTTCGACGACACGATCGAAGAAGTGAAAGACATGATCGAACTCAAAGGCATCGCTGCGCAAGCTGACAAGGGCAATCATCAAGCAGCGTCGAAGTGGCTTGCTTCACGCGCGCCTGAACGCGGCTACGGTCGCGATCGACTTGAACTGACAGGCGCAGACGGTGGGCCGATCGAAGTCAGATCGCCGACGCTTGAAGAAGTCGCTGAAAAGTGCGACCTGACACAGCTTGCGACGATGCTTGCGCGTGTTCTGAAAAGCGACGACAGTTCTTCTGACGAAGATGAATGACGATGATCAATCGTGCAGCGTGTGCGCCGCAGTGTTCGAACAGAACGACACTGAATGTTCGTATTGTCACACGAAGCGTGATTTGAAAATTGTTTCAAACAGCGAAGAAGATGAAGACAACAACAGCAGAAGAATACGATCCGAATCAGAAGATTGAAGAAGCAGCGTCAGTCGCAGACGGCACAGAAGCAGAAGTCTTCTTCACGCAAGTCGCGACGTTCTTGAAGCAGTTCGCAGACAACGGCGGTTTCACACATCGCTTCGAACGAAACGACGACACGCACATTCATGATGACGCATGAATGACGACGAAATCGAAGAATTCTACGGCAGCGCTTTTCGCACGCTTGTCGAAAAGGCGCGCAGAAACTATCTTGCATTCTATTCGCTGTTCGCGCTGCGCCCTGATCATCCGAAGGTCGTCGACGACTTTCAAGAAGTGCTGTGCAACAAAGTGCAGCGTGTGCTTGATCACATCGACAGCGGCAGACAGACGACGTCAGCGCCGCCGCAGCACGGCAAGTCAGACGCGATCGTGAAAGTCGCAGTGCCGTGGGCGATGGGCAAATATCCCGGCATTCAGATTGGCCTTGCAGCGTGGGACTTCCCGCTAGTCGAAGAACTTTCGACTGAAGCAAAGTCGATCGCGACGCATCCGTGGTATCAGCTTGTCTTCCCTGATCTTGAAGTCGATCAGACGATCAATCGAATCGTGAACTGGGGCGTCACGAACGGCAGTCGTATGCGTTCAGTGTCGCGCGGCAGATCGCTTGTCGGTCGACGTGTCGATTGGTTCATCGGCGATGACTTGTATCCGAATCGTGAAGCAGTCGAACGCAAGACGATGCGCGCGAAAGTCAGAAAGTGGTTCTTGTCTGACTGTCTTCAGCGACTGTCGCCGAATGCAGTCGTCTGGCTTCTTGGCACGCGCTGGCATCCTGAAGACTTGTGTGGCTATCTGCACAGCGACGAATATGTCAAAGACGTCGAAGCAGCAGGCGAAGTCGCTGAACTGTATGAACACATGAACTTCCCTGCGCTGTGCGACGACGAAGAAAACGATCCGCTTGGCAGACAGTTCGGCGATTCGCTGTGTCCTGCGATGGGTCGTGATGAAAGCTTCTTGAAAGGCAAGCGCGGGTCGATGCCGTCATACGAATGGAACAGCTTGTTCCAAGGTCGACCGCAGTCGCAGTCTGCTGAACAATTCGATCTGTCACGCTTGAACTACATCGACGCTGCTGACGTGCCGATGACAGGCATGTCATGGGCGCGCGGCTGGGACTTGGCGACAACAGAAAAGTCGATGAACGATCCGTCAGCAGGCGCGAAGTGCGCATGGCACGCTGAATCGAAATCGTTCTACATCTTCGACATGTTCAACAAACGTCTTGCGTGGCCGAAACTGAAGCGTCAGATCATTCGCATCGCGCTTCGTGATCGCGGCATCTGCGCTGACGATCTTGATGACGATCAGTTCGAACGACTGCGACATGTCGCACGCATCAAGCCTGAAGACTTACTGACTGAAGATGAAGCGTTCGAAGACAACGCTGTGCTTCAGATCGGCGTCGAAGGCGTCAGCGGCTTCGCGATCGGCTTCAGCGAAGTGCGCGACTGTCTGCGCGGCTTCTGTCGTGTGCGCAAGAAGAACCCGCCGAAGAACATCGACAAGCTGACGCGTGCGCTGCCGTGGATGAACTGGATCGACGACGGCAAAGTTTACATCGTGCGCGGCGCATGGAACAAAGACTTCGTCGATCAGCTTCAGTCGTTCCCTGACGGCGATCACGATGACATGGTCGACGCTGTGTCGATCGCACGTGAAATGCTGACGAAGAAAGCGATCCCGAAGCACGCGTGATCGCTTGTCGCTGAAGAAGCACGTGTCGAAAGGCGCGTGCTTTTTCTTTGCAGCAGTTTCTTGATGCGCTTATGTTCTGCGCAGCGAAGAAGAAGATGAACCCTGTCAAGATTCACACTGACATGAACGCGTTGCAGCGTAGCGCAGCGCTGATCGACACAGCTTCGCGCACAGGCAAAGACATCGAATTCACAAAG